GTTGTAAAAGTGTCGATACCTAAAGTACGGTCTGCTGATAAATTACCACCGCCCGTTAAAGGGGCAGTGGTGTTAATGGTCCGTGTCCCTTCAACTAGTACAGGTTTTCCTGTAATAGAAGACCAAGAGACTGTTTGACCATCATTAATTGTTTTACGCACTTTACGATACCAATCATCCCACTGGTAGGAAGCAAAAGGTTCGCCAACAGGAGGTGGAGGTAAAATTTCAGCCATTAATGCCTCATGATGTTAATGTCTAGGATAATTTCGTCAATAAACCAGGGATAGTTATCGGAATATTCCAGTCTAAAACTACGTTGTCTAAATCTCCCTGCTTTGTTTAGGAATGGGCTAATACTAAAGATGTTAATTGTTCTAGGAGTAGTACCACCATCTGACCAGTCACGATCCGACCAACTAACAGAGACATTACTTGTCCCTGTAGGTTGTTCCTGTGAACTACTTAAAAACACACGATGACAAACTTTCCAATTCAAACTTCCAAAAGAATTTACTTCAGTAGTATATCGGCATCTAAAGTTGTTTCCAAAATCTCTATAGTTGGTGGGAGAAAACACTGAGATGAATGATTGATTTTTGATAGCAAGATAAGAACCACCATTATACATTCCCCATGAAGCTTCAATTTTTAAACCAGTGTTGTCACTTCCTTGCCATTCATACCAAAGCTTTTCTTCTACATCAAAAGCCCAAGTAGTTTGAGTCCCCACTACAACATAGAAAGTATGTCCATTAGTAGAAACAATCAATCCTTCAGTTCCCAAAGAAATATTACTCTTTGCATTGTTCTCAGTGTCAAATGTTTGAAGAGTTCTATCTACAATAGAATTTGATACTTTATTGATTTTAAATCCGTCTACTACATAAACACCTACATTTTGTTTTTCATCTTGACCGACAAAAAAGATAAGCTCACCTGTTTGAGCCCCACCTGTTAAATACCCAATATTGCGTGTTGGGCTATCGTTACGGCTGAGGGGACTACCTGTGTCATTTGCAGCATCCCAAAAATATTCAACAGAAGCATTCCCAAAACAAATCAAATAGTTTTTCATTTTGAAAAGACGAACAGCATAATCACTGTTAATTTCGGCAGAAATAAATTCGTCTGGTTCCCAAGATGTTGGATCATCTACTACACTGTTATAGATATCTCCTGTTTCTGTTTTGATTAAAAACAAATAACCATTTAAATAGATTGGATATGGTTGATGTGGTGAGGGTAAATCAGCATCTGTTACTTTAGTGCATGAAGCAGCCACATAATCATCAACCCATAACTCAGTGCCATCAGTAAAAATAATGTAACGAGTTCCGTCAGATTTTAAGTAAGAGCAAAAACCAACCGAACCAGTAGAAGTGGCTAAAGTAGTGACAGTGCGTACTGTTGGTCCTAAATCTGGTGAAACAGAAAACACTTTATTTTCGGTAGACCAGTAGAATGTATTTGTGTCTACGTCATTAAAAAACCCACGGATAGTTGCTGTGTTTACAGTTTTACTTAAACTATAAGCACTTACATTTAGTCCTGGTCTTTTTTGTAGACGAACATTACGCTCTTTGTTTTCTTGTGAAATTCTATCGTAAAACATATTGATAATTTGACAATCTTTTTGATTTTGAAGATTGCCATAACGATACATCGCGTTACCATCAATTTTGATAGAAACACTCCGATACGTCGAAGTTTCTGGTGTATTAGTAAAAGCCATTAAAACTCTCGTCTAGGTTGTACGTAAAAACTTCCGTCCTCGTCTCCTGCACCTGAAGCCATATCCCAATACTCTTTAGCCTGTTGTTTTAAATCCTGTCTATCTTGGATTGGGAGTCCGATATCTGGAGCCAAAACAACTGCAGTTTTATAAATTAAAGCTAGTGACCAATAAGCTGGAAAATCAGGTGTTTCTGTGCTTGTTGTGAAACCATCAAACTCTTTTTGATAGACAACTTGTAGCGTTTTAGTTGATACAGTTGATGCGTCACTTGTCAACGGCCAAAAACTTAACGTTCCCCCTTGAAGATTTGGTTGATACGTCCAATGGACAGGTACGCCTGTGTTACTTCTAGGAAGGTTGTTGAAGTCATATAAACTTTTGTTTTCAATTTCGTATTGTACACCATCAGTATCTCTAACATATACAGCAAAGATTTTAATAGCATCTGGTAATGTGTATACTTGTGAAGTAGTTGATGGAGTTAAAGACTCTGTTGTTCTCTTCCATAAAGGCATTCCGTCTGTTACGGCCAAAGCTACAACCCCATTTAGGGCTGTAGCTCCGTCATTATATTGAGCAGTAGTTAGTGTGTTGCCTTCCCCAGGCAAACCTAGTTTAGCATAAGCCTGCTCAATAATTTGGTTTCTAGTAAGTTCCCAAGAAGTATTTCCTGATGTAGTCATAAAAATCCTTTATGCGAAAGTTGCAGCTTTACGCCACCCAGCAAATAAATCGGTTGTAGAGACGCCACCCGGCAAAGTTGGAGACACCCCGGAACGCACGATGCATCCCTGGAAGGCCGCCACATAGGACAGATCGAAGTTGCTGCTGCTGATGTAGCAGTCGCTTAGCGTCGTGTGGCCGCTGGTGGTGCTTGTCGTGCCGCCCACGGGGGCCGGGCTGGTGCCGGTCACGTTGTTTGCCAGCTCGACGCCGCGCAGATGGATGCGCGGCTGGTTGGTGAAGCCAGTGTCTCGGATGATGCCGTTGAGGCTGCCGCCGGTCATGAACACCTCGAACTCGGGCACGTCATACCGCAAGTCCAAATAGAAGTTCCACACATTGCGTACTTCAAATCGTGGCCGAATTCGGTTCGCCGGCGTCCTCGCCGAAGCGTATGCGCTCAAGCCTTCAATCGCGGCGGTGGCTGCCGGGCGATCCGCGCCGATGTTCTCCAGCACGACAAACATGCGGTTGTTGTTTCCGACCGCCGGCTCCATGTTGTAGAGATCGATGCGCGACGAGAAAGCCCAGTCAGGCGAGCATGCGACGTTGCGAATCTCAACTCTGGCCGGCGCAAAAACTTGCTGGCTTGCCGGCGTAAGCACGCGGATACGAATAGGGTCCATGCCGAACGAGCCTGTAGCAGGCCGGCCGCCGATTCGCGTGATTCCGTCAATGACCACGGTCTCAGGGCAGTACGTCGGGGTAGACGCGCCCATCTTGTCCAGCATGATCGCCTGCACTTTGGCGTTGACCGGGTGGTTGAAGGTGATGTTCTTGGCGACCATCGAGCCGAAGAACGAACCGCCATAGTCGTCGCGGCACTGGATGGCGTGGCAGTAGTCCACACGGGTGTTCGTCACGCTGATTACACCGCCTCCCCAGCCGTAAGACACCGCACCGTACTCGTGGTTATTCGACCACCCCTGCAACACGCAGTTGTCCACGAACAGGTTGAAACCGCCAGAATGGCAATCGACACGGTTTAGCGTGCATCGATGCACGAAAAGGCCATTCAGGTCATTGTTCGCGCACGTCCCCCATCCGTCCCAAAAATGGCAGTCTTCCAAGACGATGTTGGCACCGCTGGTGATGTTGACGAAGTAGCTGGAGAACCCAAAGGTCGGAGACTGCGCTGGCCCTTGCGTGTTCGTGATCTTGATATCCGAAACGCGGAACCCGTAGAACAGTGCGTTGATCGAGTCGTACTGCGCCACCGCGGGGTCGGCGGGGAAGCTGAAGCGGTCAAACCACACCTCGTTTCGCTCGACGCGGAAGATGTACTGGTTGTTCCAGCCAGATAGCGGGAAAACCGCGTTCTCCAGCTTGATCGGGCGCGCGGAGTTCTGGCGGTAGAGCACCGAGCACGTGAGAAGATGGGCCGACAAGTCAACCGACAGTGGCAACTGAACCCGGCCGTTGCGCAGCACCTTGAACGACTGCTTGTAGGGCATCGTTCCCGTCGTGGCGCGGTTGGGAACCGTGAACCCGCTGCACGAGAGTTCGACGTATCCGGGCCCGTTAAAAGCTCCCTTTGTCGGGATGCGTGAACCTTTGACGAGATTCGCCGCAGCGTCGATGTTGTCGCTGGCCGTGACAGTGGCGCGGGTCGAATCGTAGACGTGGAACAGGACGTTGATGTCGTCGTAATCAGGCGTCTCGTCCACACCATCCAGCAGGATGAAGCGGCAGCCCGCGAAGTCCACGTCCGAATTGACCACGATGTACGCATTGGCATTGACGGCGACCGTCGAGACACCTTCGTAGCTCACCTGGCGCCCAGTGGCGTTCGCCAGCGTGTGAGCGGCCCGCAGGTTGTCGGTGTCGTCGGCCACGCCATCCCCTACAACAAAAATTTTTACTAATACTTTGTTTTTATATACAGCATCATTTACATCCTGCACCCACTCTGCAGGAATTACTGTACTTCTGTCAACTACTGTTCCTAAATCTGCCATAAATTATCCTATTAGTAAGAAGGTGGTAATGGTTTCCCAGCCACCCAACATCCAGCTACCGCAAATCCCACAACAGATGCCGACGTTAAAGCTGTGCATACTGGAATAAAAACATCAGCCGGTCTGGCACGTACCCAAGGAACACTTGTCCTATCTTCACGTACTTTTAAGTATTTTTGTGGATGGTCAAGTTCAAAGTCTTTTTCACAGACCATTAAACCATCCCATCTTTTTTTCATCTCTGAAGCTTTAAATTTAAAACTACAGACATCACAAATAGCATTCCAATTACCGGCTTTGTATGTCATTTTTTCAAATCTTTAATGTCTGTTTTAATTTCATTAAACATTTCACGAAGCTCAAGTTTAAAATCTTTGAATTCGTTTTTGTGAAGATACTCTGACCTAATCACTGCTTGGTCATCCTCTAGTCTCTCAATTCTAGAGTCTTGTTTATCTATTGTGCGTTTCATGAACCACATAGCAACACCAGCCAGAGTTGAAATTGTCGCAAGCAAAAAATCTACATATTCTGGCATAAATCATAGCCCCATCCTAATACTAACACTAAGGCTAGTTTGTCTTGTTGTTGTAATTGGTTCACCTGACCATCTTAACGCAATGTTTCGACCTAAAATGGAGTAGGAACCAGCTTCAAGAGGTAAACTTAAAGCTCGTGGAAATGTTCTTGTAAAGTCAACTTCTTGCCCATTGATAGTATAATTTCCGCTTTCCAGATTCATTGAGACTGCACGGAGAACTGTGCTGCCAGTAAAAACATAGGCTCCTGGATCAAGATTGAGTCTATAAACTCCTGGCTGTGCATAAGCAAAAGAAACGTCTTGCCCTGTCCAAATATAATTACCAGTGTCTAATGTTGTTGCTCTAGTAGCCAGAGTGTTTAGTGCTTGTCCAGAAACTGCATAAGAACCGGCCTCTAAAGTTAGAGTATACCCAGTGCTTAAAGGGGCTATAGACATTACCGTAGCGGCCATGTTTTTTGACCCACCAGTCCATGTCCAAGACAGCGCTGTAGCATCCAACAGTGTTTGAGTTTCCAAACGACCCGATGCGTCTGTAGCAGCAGTACCAAGCTCTGTTGCACCAGCTACAAAATCTCTATTGTCTGCTGAAAAAATAGCTCCAATGGCTAGTCCGCCGCTAGGGGTTGTAATTGAGTCAGAACGCGGTGTATTTTGGAATCCGTTCGCACCTCCAGCCGTAGCTGAAGGCACTCCGCTTTGTGATGCATCACTCCATGTGTGAATTTGAACGTAGGATTTGGTACCAGCACTAAAGTTTAATACTAAATTATTTGTTCCAGAAGTGGGGGCGTATAAAAAATAAGAATAGATTCCTACACCACCAACGTTACGATAATCAGCTCTAGTAAGAGAAGTTCCTGCATATGTTGCCGAGGTAATTCTGTCAACAGAAGCATTAATGCCAACCATCACTACCATTAATCTATCGTTGTCAGTTCCTGTGGTGTGAGCTAAAGTGTAAGAAGTAACTCCGTTACTACTGACACCAGAAGTGCTATTATCGTAAGTCATAATTAACTTTCAAAATTTACAGCAACCCAAGTATTTGCCGAAGGGATATTCACAGTTACAGGTGTCACCGTGTCTCCGTTAGGGTAAATTGTACTAATAGGACTAACATCTACTGTACATGCACTACTAATATGAGTTACTTCACAAGACCAGCCAGTAGCACTTTCAACCACGTTACGAAAAGTTAGACCTACATTAATACCACCTTCAAGATCGACAGCAGGGTCTTCGTCTAAAGAACAATTTTCAAAACGTGGATAACCTTTACCCAACTCAAACAAACCAAACGGATAACTGTTTATAATTTGAGCTAAAATTGAGCCAGTTGAGTGGTTGCCGTTGTTCCACACAAAGGCAAAACCAGCTCGACGAGCTTTAAGAGCTTCTACGGCTGCAACATGATCTGAAAAATCCATAAAACCATCTAAACGCCCTACGCACCACCCAATCCAAGGAATAGGCGCTCCGCTTTGAACATAAGCAATTAAATCCATATGGCTTTCTACAGTACCAGAACCGTCAACTGTAGCAAGGGGAGGGGTTTCTCCTGGATTATACAAAGCAGCACTATTAATGTCCCATCGTGGAACTTGAAACTTCCCTGTTGCATTCCATCTCCAAATAGGACGATCTGGGTATACAGAAGCAAACAAATCAGGCCGGCGGATTGCAAAACGTAGGCTACCCCAGGCTCCCATACTATCGCCCGTAGCAACACGTTTTGTAGCACTTAATCCACTAACATTATCATCTACCCACTGAAGAAGTGTTTCCATACGGTCTTCTGAAGCTAGTCGTAAGGCTTCAGAAGGGGTTCCATAATCCGTGATCCAACCCATATGGTAAGACTGTCGTACAGAAGTGTCTGGATATGTTCCTGCTCTATCAAGAGGCCTAATTTGCATTCCGGCAGCATTAGCAGTTTGCGAATCAGTTTTACCCTGTAGGGCAAACCTCCAGGTTGTGCTTGTGTCGTAAGCTAAATTACCACTACAAGTAGCTTCGTATAGCAAACCTGATCCAGTAGGGTCACCCCCACTAGCATGTAAGTTTAAGATTACTATTTTATTTGAAGCTGCGCTTGGTGGGTTTGCTTGGGATGCTACTAAAGTAACATCATCAAAACGAAGCCTTCCGTCTGGAATTGTCCCAGGCTCCCACCCAATATAGAGAGTCTGGTTAGCCATTATGTTAGTGTAAAGAGACCACCGGCACCAATATCACCAGTAAAAGTTTCTCCGTTAGCTAAGGTAATGCTGGAACCATAATCCCAGTAAGCTACTAAAGGTGAGGTAGAGGCAGTGCCTGTACTCTTATACATAATTACATATCGGAAAGGACCAATAGAACCACCCGAAGCAGTAAATACACTGTCTGTGGCAGTAATAGTTGTTACACCACCTGAACGACTTACAGAAATAGTTAGAGTATTACCACCTGCGGTATACCCATTTCCCGCAGAAATTTCTGTAATATCATTGAAAAAATCGTTAGTAGCCGCGTTTGGGGCAGTGTTACTAAGAGCAAGTTTAATTGTGTCTGTGTTCCAATCAACAGGAGTTGTTAGCTGGATTTCAGTAAAAGGTTCAAATTTAACGTAAGTTGCCATTGTAGTTCCTTAGTAAAGTGCAACAATATCAGAAGCGCTGGTGGCTGCCATTACAAGTCTTACTTGAAGTGGTAAAAATGACCCAGATGGGACATTTGCAAAAGTAATAGAACTTCCTTGTTCAGCCATAGTAACTACAAGATCACCAGTAGTTCCTACATACAAGCCACGAGTAATTCCTAGCTCAGTTGTATCACTAGGGGAAACAACAACCGCTTTTCCAGCAGGTCTTGTTGCATCAGCGGTATGGTAAGAAGCCATATGTTCTCCAAAAAAAGGAGGCCACAAAGTAGCCTCCAGTATATTAGTCGTCTACTGCTTCGCCAGGGCCAGCAATAAAGAAATCAATAATCACGAAACCAGTTCCACCAGCAGTTGAAGAACCAACTGCATACGTCACTGTTACAGGTTTGTCTGTAGTTTGTTTTGTCAACACTTCTACACCAGCCGATGCTCCTGCATTTACAAGACCTACTTTTGAGGTAGCCATTGTGAATGCCTCAAGAATACCATCAGCATCAGAGCCTAAACCAACCGTAAACGTTGCTGCAGCAGTTGATGCGTTAACGTTTTGTAGTACATGGACACCAGTAATTACTGCATCTTTAGGAATCCAAGCTTTTTGAGTAGCTGAATCAGTACGTCCAACTGGAATGACCAGTTGCATTGTACTGCGTCGTTTTGGATAAGAAAGATTGGGGTTTGCGTAAGACATGCTTAATCTCCTATAGGGTTGTGGGCTAGGTCTTTCCTATTTAATTGGGGTGCATCCCCAAACCCACAAAGTTAATTAAGCGCCAGGGCTGCCAAACAGAGCACGAGGATCGGTCCAGCCAAAGCTGTAACGAGCTGTTGCCTTGTATTTGGCATTCTCAGTGTCAAAGTCATTATCCATATCAAACCCGTCAGCACGACGTTCCCAGTGTTTCATTCCGTGAGGAATGTTAGTACGTAGGAACCAAGCGTCTTGGTCAGTTAAATAATGGTTTACAACTACTTCAGGCACAAGACCCATTTGCTTCATGGCGTTTACGTCATTGGTGTCAGTACCAGGACGGCCATCAGGAGCAGTGATACGCTTGGCTTCAAACATCAGTTGACGTGGGATGATGAGGCTCTTAGGCTTCACTGCAATGAGCAGACCACGATCGTTTGTAAAACCAGCAATATCAATGTGCGCTTGTTCAAGAGCAGCTTCTGAAAGGTCAGCAGCAGTTGCTAGTTCGTTGCTCCAAGTGCCACCAGCAAACAGGGGGTGATCTGTTGCTAAAAGCTCTTTACCGTCACCACCAACAAACGAGCTGTTAAAGGCACGGTTGTAGACGTTAGCTGCGATAATTTCCTTAGTTTGACGCATAGAGAATGCTAAACCTTGAGCCTTACGCTGTCCAACAACAGCATACTGGTCATCTTCTACCATCTCACGAGTGATAATAAAGCCTAGTGCGTATACAACATGGTTGTAACGGGTAATGTAGGCTTGACGCTCACTGTCGTATTGAATTGGTGCGCCTTCAGGCTTAACAGCCGCAAGGCCAAAGCTTGAAATACCAACATCTTCTTCAAACGCCTTGCTTGACTTATAAGTGTCAAACAGCTTTGTGTATTCTACTGAATACTCATTGTAAGCCTTTCCGTACCAAGCATTAACACCAGGCCATAGGGCTTTTGCAAAACTTCCACTATTGATAATAGACATATTCTACTCCTTATACACCAGCAAGACCAGCAGCCTTGAACGCATGGGTGTTCACACGTACAAGTAGTTCCGCAGGACGAGAAGTTGAAGTAACATCATTATCAGGAGCGGCTGTAACACCTACGATTTGCAGAGGCAGGGTAGCGGTAGTAGCTACAGTTGAGCTATCTACAGACATACCTGATGCAAAGGGTGCAGTGCTTGCTGCGGTGCCAAGGTTAATGGCGACGTTAAGACCAACTGAAGCTGCGGCGACAACACCACCAACACCATCTTGGGGACCAGCAAAAAGCAGGTCAGGTGAGTCGGCCACAAGAGCCACTCGACGGGTGGAAGCTGTACGAACAGCACCAGCGTTTAGGTTTGAGTAATCTACTTCAAACCCAACAATAACACCTACAATAGGTACGGCAGTGCCGGACCCAATACGTTCAACAGCAGGATATACGCCAAAACCAGCAGTATCTACTAGTGCGTCATTATCTGACAGTTGAACAAAATCGCCTACGTTAGTGACTTGAGTATCCGAGGCACTAATC